GGGCCACCTGTTGCCCAACCATCCTACGGTTATTCACCGTCATGGATTGTTGAATTTCAAATATATCTTGGAACCCAGCCATAATTATTTACTCCTATTATTTTGAGCAATTCTTCTAGCTTCCGACCAAGGAATTCCTTTTTTTGCATTGGATATTTTAGCCTTTGCTTCTTCAGAATGCGGTTTTCCTAAGTGACCAAAAGTTCCTTGTTTACCATTGGTATCATTTCTAGTGTGCATATAAGTCTGGAAGGACATTACGCTCTCCTACCGTTAGTCGCCAATGATTTATTGGCATATGTGTTAGCCGCCCAAATCGTGTTGGAGCTTTCCAAAAGGCGTTGCTCAAACGATTTGGCATCAATGGCATTGATGTAGTTGTTTGTCACGTTGGTTACACCTGCGCCATCATTCAGTTTGTGGTTTGGAATGATTGTGCCAGAGCCAGCAGGCATAAAAACTTCAGGCCCACGCTCACCAACAAGGTATGGAGTTCCGCCTTCAACGGAGCCTCCCATTGCTCTAGTTCCACCAAGTTTCACGCCAGAAAAGTTCAATGCGTATTGTCCAGCATTACCAGTGGGAGTTGGAGCAAACAAAGAAGTTAACAAGCCACGCAAAAGCGTCATGGCTTGCAACTTCATGTTCATGATGAGCATGTCTTGAATGACGCTCTTGGTAAAGTCCTTGATGCTGAGTTTGCCAGTGCGAACAAATTGTTCGATGGCAGAAGACATGTTGGACCATACAGCGTCATACATGTTTTGCACATACTTCAAAGACTCAGCAAGTTCGATGTTGACCATCCTTGCTTCTGAGGCTTGTCGCTTTTGTTGCTCATAGAAAACCTGATCTTTTGCCGACAAAAGACCGTATTGCTCAGAACGCTTCCATTCCGCAATTTCTTTTTCAATGCGGAGCTTTTCTTCTGCAAGTGCTTTTTCTTTTTCAGATGCACCAAGCAAGTCAAATTGAATCCTCAAAAGATCATTTTTGTACTTGGCCTCATCTTGTGCAGATTGGCTTGCCCTGTAAGCCTCAAGTTGAGCATCAACTGATTTTTGGTTTTGCTCACGTTCTTTTTCTTCTGCATTCCTGCGAGCAGCAATCTCGGCATCAAGCTCTTGAACAAATCTTTTCTTGCGGAGTTCAATGCGCTTTTGATCGGCTTCTGCCTCGGCTTCACCAATTTTGGCGATGCGAATCCTAGCCATTTCAGCGGAAAATTGACCGTATGTTTCCTCGTTGCGCTTGCGTTCTTCATTAAGAGCCTGCGCCTTTTTATGCTCAAGCTCAATCTCGATTTTTCTTTCTTCGCTGGCAGAGGCCATACGGACTTTAAAGCGAGCATCAATCTCTTGCTTTGCAGCTTCTTCAGCAAATCGAATCTGAGCAGCAAGCCCACCTGCTTTGTCATACAGACCAATTGCGCCTTTTGATCCTTCAGGCACAGCGTTGGCAGACATAGACCTTGCTCGCAGACGCTCAATCTCAAGCAAGTTCTCTTTTGTCTGAGTAAGCGAATCAATAATTTTTTGATTGCCAGCCTGGGGACCAGAGAAGATTCCACCGGACTTCATCCGGTTCTGAATGCTCTCGATTTGCTTATCTATTGCGGCAAGATTTTCTTTAATCGTTGGCTCGCGCAGCTTTTCCTTGGTTTCTTCAAACCAATCAGAAAAAGCCTTTGTCAAATTCTTCCATGCGCCTTCGAGCTTACCAACCTCACGAGCCTGAAGCTCAAGCTGCTTGGTCAATGCCATAGCAACTTCTTTTGCCGCTTCCTGACGCTTGCCAGATCGTTCCAGAGACTCGATATATTTGTATTGCTCTATCGTCAAGAAATTCATCTTGTCGTTAAGAGCCTTAGCATCAGACGCAGAACCAGAAAGGCCAGCCTGAAGTTCTTTTGCAGCCTCTGCGCCACTTATCCCAGAGGCGCGAGCAAAAGCAAGAACAGCCCGCTGAACAGCACTAATAGATTCCTCTGTGAACTTTCCAGAGGCAATCAACTCTTGCAAAGCGTCTTTGGCATTTTTGATAGACGATCCGCTTGCCATTGCCATTTCACGCGAAAGGCTTTGGAATTCAGCAAGAGTGACGCGAGAATAATTGCCGGTCAGAGCAATCGTGCTATTGAACTTGTCAAGTTCTTCATCTGCCTTGTATGCAGCATATGCAATCGTGCCAAAGAAAGCTGCTACAGCGCCAAGACCAAGTTTGAATGGCGTCAATACACTGGCAACAGCCCTAATTGCGTTGCCAACACCACCCATCGTGTCCTTCAACTGACCGCCCTGCTGGATGAAGGCAATCATTGCGTTTTGACCGCTGGCAATCTGAGTAAAGAAGTCAGTCAGTTGGTATCCGACTTGAAGTTTTTGTTGCTCAGACAAAACGCCAGTTGTTTTCTTTATCGCAGCGGCTTGAGCGTCATATGCTTTTGCTTGCTCAAGAATGGCATTTTTCGCCTCTTGAGAAGCAAACCTGAATTTCCCTGTGGCAATCTCACGTTCAATTTGCTGGACTTTTGTGAGTGTCTTGCCATAGTCTTCAGCCGCCACACGCAAAGCATCAGCTTCACGCAAAGCTGCCTTTGTGTCTTTTTCTACCTGATTGGCAAAGTTCTTAAACTCTTTTTTTGCAGCCTCTATCCCTTGGACAAGCTCACCGCTGTCAACGCCAAGAACAATGCCAAGTCGTGCAAGATATTGAGAAGCCATTACTTCTTCCTCCGGGCTTGTTTAGCAGCCACTTGATTGATGTAAGTTTTGAGTTCGTCCTTAAACAAAGCAACCACAGTGTCTTTGTGCTTTGCAAGAGCAGGACGCAAGAATGGGTTAGCAGCCATCTTCTTTGTACCCAATTCTTGAGCAAGTGAAACTGCCGACTTTTTGACAGATACCACGGCTATAGCAGCATCCGTTTGATTAATCATGGTGGAACGCCGATCAGTCTCGTTCGGGATGCGAGCCGTCAATTTAACGGTATCCCTTAAGTGAATCGGATTTTTGGCATTACGAGGTTTTTCGGCGTCGTATGGGGCCGTAGCCTGGACTTCCATCAAAACAGGCTGCATGGCCTCTTGTGCGGCCTTGACAAGGGTTTGACGGGCAACTGAGTCTGCACGACCAAGCACCATGAGTTCGGATAGCTTGGACTCTAACTCAGCCAAGCCTTCAATCCGAAAAATCTCAGTTGCCATGTCAAGCCTTTATAAAGCCCTCCGACCCCGGTTTCATGGCAATGAAGGCCAACAACTGATTATTGACCTGTTCTCGCTTCTGTTCCTCGGTAAGAGGTGGAACAATGTAATCGTGTGTTGACGGCAAGATGTCTTCCATGCGGAAAGGCTTTGCTGTCTTTTGTATTTTCGCGTTCAAGTTGCCCGTGGTCAAGGCTGACAAGGCCAGAAGCACCGCCTTATTGCCTATCATCCCATCGGACAACATGATTTCGATAGACCGCATGTCGTCTATCGGGATTTCGTCCGGACACCCGCCGTGAGCAAAGACGTAAGCCCTTGCCTGCCGATGGATGTCCGTGATTAGTTTTTTCGTTCTTCCTTGTACCCAGGCGCAATCACTTCATTGATTTTCGCCAGCAATTCAAGTTGAACGGTCATCGGCCATTCAGCGTCAATTTCTTCGTAGGTGATGTCATCAAGAGTCCCATCAACAGGAACCATCAACTTGATGAACTCCACCACGCGATTCTCCATCTGGAGAACCATACGCACCATTTCGCGGGTAGAACGACCGTCAACAATCACATCGTTGTCAGTCTTGACCACCCCTTCAATCTCGATGTCAGCAAAGCCAGCAACCATCTTTTCATAACGACGCTGTTCTTCTGCCTCATCGACATTCTTGATTCGATCCTCAATCGTTTCCATTTCCTTTGTTAAAGGAATACGGACGCGAAAGATTTGCCCCGCAAGCTCAAACGTCTTGAGTCGGAGGGCTTCTGAATTCTTAAATGCGCTGCCAAGTCGTGTCATTTCATTTCCTGTTTTGAATAATCTTGTCAAAAATAATTTGGTTTAACTCAACCGCATAGTCAACCACTTCTTCAGCGGTCATCTTGTCTGCGTGATGAGTCGCAATCTCATGCGCCAAACTAATAGCTGTGAGCTTTTGTTGCTGATAGCCAAACCAGTCCTTGCGGGAACCGGCTTGGCTTACCAGGAAACTCAAAAGGTCGTTGCTGTCTTTTATTGTCGTTGTCATGTTTTAAGCGTTGTTAGACCAGCCGTAGTTTTTGCCACCAATCGGGTGAATGGTGAAGTTGAATTTGCCTTCAGCAGAAGGAGACATGTCCCAAGACATACCGCCAACCATGCCGTTGAAAGCATAAGCAACAGTGTTAGTGCCGTCATACACAGCAACAACATAGGTGCGAACTATAGTGCCGTTGTAGCCGTCATCACGGATCAGCAACTGAGCAGTATCAGCAGGATTCCAAGCAGCCGTGATGGTCAGGCTGGTAACTTGGTTCTGGGTGGTGATCTTTGCACCAGTGCGAGCGCCAGCCACAGAGTAAGCAGCGAAAGCATCGTCAGCACCGAAAGCGGGGATGGCTTCCACAGGAACTTGAATGCCAGCAGTGCCAGTGCCACCAGCGGAAGTACCGATGATGTCAGCAACTTGAGCAGTCCAAGTAGCCAGTTGAGTAGGCGTAAGAGGCGTCGGGGACGCATCATCTTGACACCAGAGGGTTGCGGTATAACCCGGCAAGACTTTGTTAATGAGTGCCATTTTGAGTTTCCTTCAAAAAAGAGTTGAACAAGCTGTCTTATGCTGGGATATAGATGGTGCAGTCCAAATAGATTTGCGCCATTTTCTCCTCGTTATTGTAGCTGTTGTAAAGCCACAATACATCAGATTTTGCAATGAAGAATCCATCGGCAGGAGAACCAAACTGACCAGAATATCCATGCAAACTTTGGAGAATCTGATCTGAAATTGTAAATCCATCCTCAATTTGTTGGGTAAAAATCGAGATTTGGAATGTCGGGGTGTCAATGCCTTTGTTGCTTTGCGTCTGACCTGTGTACACCTCTTGGTGAACGTCACGGAGCATCCAAGTCACAAACTTAGGCTGACTGGCAAAGTTGCGGTTAAAAGCCGCGTACACAGGCACAGGATTGACGATCTGGGTCAGTTGGTACTGGATCGCCTTGCCGTATTTAACGACTCTGAGTTGCTGCGCCATTTACACCGCCGTATTTGGGTTGTTGTAATAGCACATGAAATGAACCGTCATGCGGTCATTTGATTCACGAGCGTTGTCAATCCGCCAGTCTTTGCCCCGATACGTGATCGAGTAAGACTGTTGGTTCTCAGTGATCGTCCTCATGTTCGGCGTGTAGTTGAACGTGAATTCAACCAAGTCCTGATACAGACGATACTTGTCGGCAATCTTGAGGTTGTTTGCAACCGACTTCACACGCGCACGAGTCCCAAACCATTTAGTCTGGATTGTGGATTGCTCACCAAAATCCGACTTGCCAAAAGTCAGATTGTTGATGGTGACATTCTCAAAACGTGCGATTGTCATGTCACATCACCAGTGGTTTGTACGGGCGAAGAAGTGTGGTCACGCCAAACGGAATATCCTTCAGTTTGGTTTCTGTTGCGTTCGACCTGTTGTTGTACAGGTGAGTGAACAGCAAAAGAGCCGCCTGTTTGATAACAGGGTAGGTCTGTAGCGGATTTGCAACAGTCGTGTATTCCACAATAATCGGAGCAGTCATTGCGGTGTTGATGTTGGTGGGCAGACTTGCAACGATTACTTTGTTCCCGCTTGGGTCGTAGTAATAGTCGGTCGTCGGAACCTGTACAAGAACTGGCACAGAAGCATCGGACCAATACGCTACTTTCCCGATGGTCACTCCAGGTTGAGCAGGGTATTGGTTTTGACTGACTTCTGGCAGGTCAAGAGACACAGGCGATGCGGCAAGACTTTCTGCCCCGTACCAAACTCGATACGTGATTGGGAAGATGGACATGCCAAGATAGTCCTCAATCGCTTGGCGCGTTGCCAACTCCAAGCTCGTGAGATAAGTATCTTGGCTCTCGTCTTCAAACAGGTTGATATGCTGTGTGATTTCCTCAAGCGTCAGCCAAGGCGTAACCACATCGCGGTTAATCTGTTCAACCTTGACGTAGTTGAACGGATTGCGCGTTTGTGCGCCAAATGGCAGACCAGCCAGAGCGTTATCAACAGCCATATTTCACCTCTTACACGCTCATGCGAACGCCAGCGAACGGGTTTTGAACAGACGACACAACACGCTTTTCTGCAAAGATAGTCGTAAAGCCCGGTGCAGTTTCTTCAAACATTTGAATCGACATTTGCTCTTTGTCGCCAATCGTCAAGAACTTGGGCCAGTTTGCCAGATAAATCGGGAAAGCGGTAGACAAATACGGGTTCGGGATCACCGGGAAACCGAACATGCGGCCAACAGCCGCGCCGTCTTCGTCACCAATCTCAAGGAACAGCGGCAAGCCCTGAAGGTCTTTCAGTTGGCGCAGCGTCTTAATCATGGAAGGACGGATGTACCAAGCGTTGCCAGGCAAAGCCCAATACTGCGCTGGGAAAGCATCAACCATATCAACAACATCGTTGTAGGTGACGCCAGCAACAGTCTGAGGCACAGTCACAATCGTGTGAAGACCAGAGGTGATGCCAGTGCCAGAGGTTCCGTAGGCTGCGCTGGTTCCCGAGGTGTATGCGTCAAGACCGCGCAAGCCAGAAGTCGCACCAGTCGTAACCGTGGTCGATCCAGACTGATCGTTGTTGATTGCCATCGAAGCGCCTTCGGTTTGCAGGAATTCCATCATCAGGTCTTCCACAATTTCAGAAGGAAGGCCATTGACATCAGAAAACACTGCGGTGCGAATGGGCAGTTCGGCAGTCACAGCACGAACCGGCAATTGCCAGATGGAAGTATTTGTGTTTGGAGTACCCACGTTGTTCTGGACGGGATAGCCCCAAGGGTTTGCTTGATTGGTTGCGTTACCAGTCTTTGCGACGAACTGAAGATCAGAACCGTCAACAGGAATGATTCGAGCACCAAGTCGGAAAGGGTTTGCATATCGCGTTGCAGCGAATGCGTCATCAAAAACAGTGCGACCACCGACACCCGTACCGGAGCCAGTCAACGAGGACGCTTCCTTGAGGTCGATGGTGACTTTGGAGCCTTCGTTATAGGCTTGCTTGATTCCGTCGAGGATTTTTTCGGTGATGGTCATGGCATTTCCTTTTGAGATGACTTTTTAGAAGCCCAAATTGCTTTCATCGCTTGCGATCTTTTAGCATTTGATTCTGCTGTTTGTTTCATCCCACTGCTTCTTTTGTTTCCAATCAATGATTGGGAAATTTTAGCTTTATGAGATTCAGATAACAACATTCCAGTTCTTGATTCGGCAGATTTTTTTCGGCTTATTTCGTTAAGCATGGGGTTCACAAATTTTTGTTTTTGTGAATTGCTTTTTTTCTTTCGCCAATCTTCTGAAGGAACCCAACCTGAAGTACCTTCTCCACCATCTGTCAAGTTAGCCAATGGAATGCCAATTCCTTTGAAACACTCTATCAAAAATTTCTCATGAACAAGTGCTTCATCTTCAGTATTCCATCTACAAACAATTTCAGCAGTAAAGCCATGTTTTTTTACAACATTATTCCAGTTCTGATTGCGCTTTGACTTTACAAGATACCTATCGCCACGACCTTTCCCAATATAAAAAGGCTCGTTTGTATCTTTTTTGAAATGAATGTAGGTGTAGTACATATAAAAAAGGGAGAGGTTTCCCCCTCCCCTTTTTTTATGCCGCCGTTGCGGTGCTGCGATAACGCACCAGAGCGTTCGGGTCTTTCACAGACGTACCCAGACGCTTTTCACCGTAGAAGGTAATGAAGCCAGGGAGGGTCTGGTCGTAGCGACGAACCAGCATGTTCAGACGATCAATGATCGTATGGCCACGGGTGAAGTCGCCAAAGTAAGCCGGGTACAGGCTGGTAGTACCAGCAGCACCGGTGGTGGCTTGGCTAGGAGCGTCCACATAGGGGTTCTCGACAACCGGGAAGCCCAGCAGAGTACCAATCACGCCGTCAACAGACAGACCTTCCACACGCTGGAAGATCGGAGCGCCGTTGTCGTCGGTCAGGCTACGCACTTGCGACAGGAAGATGTTGTTCATCATCCACTTCACATTGGCGCTACGGTACTGAACCGGCAGAGCGTACATCATGTTGATGATGTCTTTGTAGGTCACGTTTGCAGCGCCCACAGTGTTGCCGTTGGTGGTCAACTGGTCATAGGTAGCCAGCGAGTGCAGACCGCTGGTAGAACCAGTGCCAGAAGTGCCGAAAGCAGCAGCGGAGGTCGTGCCACCAGTGTAGGTAGCGTTAGCGCCGCCGTACTGGTCCAGACCACGCAGGCCGTCAGCACCGCCAGTAGCCACGGTAGAACCAGTGCCAGACTGGTCGTTGTTGGCGATCATGGACAGAGCTTCAGCCTGAGCGAATTCGGCCAGCATGTCGTCAACCACGTTGGCTTCCAGGCCATCAATGTCGTCCAGAGCAGCAGTACGAATCGGGAACTGGACGTTGATGTCCTTGAGCACGATTTGCCAGATGCTGGTGTTTTCAGTCGTCGGAGTGCCGTTGTTCTGGATAGCGTAGCCCCACTGAGCACCAGCATTGCCGGTCTTCACGCGGAACTGATAGCTAGAACCATCGGTAGCGACAGTGCGCGACAGGCCACGCATGGGGTTAGCCATACGCAGTGCGACGAACACGGGGTCATAAGCGGTGCGACCACCTTTACCGTCACCACCAGCAGTCAGAGCCGATGCTTCACGAATGTAGGCGTCCATTTGGGCTTCGTCAGCAAAAATCTTCAGTTCCTTCTCGAACTGCGACTTGCCGTTAGCCATTTCCTTCAGTTGCTCACGGACATGCTTGTTCACATCGCCACGAACGGTCTTTTCGATCTTCATGACAGTGGGAGCTTGCACAGCGGAAACCTTGGCTTCCAGAGCAGCAACCATTTCGCTGAATTCAGCCTTAACAGCTTCAACAGCAGCGGGGATAGCAGCTTCAACTGCTTGGATTTTCTCGGCTTGCGACGCTTCGATAGCGTCCAGCTTTTCGATGATTTCTTTCGACATGATTAACCTTTCAGGCGTTTGTCAAGGAGTTTAAGAAGTTCTCGTTGCTCAAGAGCAGCAAGAATTTCCGCTTCGGTTGCCTCCGCATCAGAATCACTCTGACTCGGCGCAGCTTCAATAGGCTCTTTTACGGCATCACGCTGTTCAATCACCTGCTTGAATACGGATGCGGCGGCAACCGCTTCCGACTTGGACAGACCTGCATCCCGCAGGGCTTCTTCCAAAACTTTCAGATCAGCAGAACCGTCATCGCGGAAATACTCCAGCTTACGGACTTCTGCTTTGGGATTATTTGGGTACATCACAACACTAGTCTCACGCAGACCACCTTTGGTGATTTGAAAATAGCCTTCTTCCCAATAATCTTGAGAACCAGCAGGAAAAGGAGTGCCGTCTTCTTTAACCCACTGATATTCATCGGCATACGCGCCAACAGAAACGCCACCAAACATGGTGGGCGATTCGCTCATGACTTGGTAAAGATCAGAACCAGCCGTGGTGTTGAGATATAGACGGCCTTTGGCAGACATGCCATCGTCATCCATTTCCAACTCTGTCCATTCGCCAACAGGCATTGAATCAGCGTTGTGATTCAAAAACATGGGTAGAGGACGGCCCGACTTGGCAAACTCATTTGCCCATTCCATAAAGCCTTCAGGCTTGTAATAGAACTTGCGACCGTCAGCGCCCTCACGAGCGCCCCAAGTGGTAATGCGAGCTTCAATCTTTCCTGTCGGTTCGCCGCTTTCGGCCTTTTCGGACAGGTTCAGTTTTGCTTCGCAGACTAGATTTACTTGCTTCATTGATTGCCCCTAAAGCAATGGACTGGTTGTTGTCTTGTATTTTAGGGGGTTGCCCTTGAGATACAGGCAACGGTATTTCGGGTCGGATGACCTGTTTTGCTAATGCTACCAGATATTTTGAATCAGTACGCATTTTTTATCAAGTTGTTCCGATGTTCATTTTTTTCTTCTGGTTTCCGCCGCCACCTCCGGTGTCTTGCGGACTGCTACCCGGAATAGGCTCAGAATCACCAGAAATATCCAAAAGCTCATCGCCTCCATCAATCGGAGCCATGCCCATATATTCCCGAGCTTCGTTTGGCGTCATGATGCCATTCTTGACGCCAGCCGTGGCAAAGTTCATTTGGTCAAGCGGAGCACCCTTGAGGAAATTCTTGGTGTCGAATTCCACACTGAGTGTTGGGTAGCCAACAAACAAATGCTGTTTCAGCTTTTCCTGCACGTTCACCAATGTTGGGTACATTGTTGACTTGTAGAATTCGTCAAGCTGGGTTTGGGTGTTATTGAACTTGGAGTCGGTAATCCCGATCATCGCAGGCGGCACACCAAAAACACCGCAAATCCGTTTCATGGTCTGGAGCTTGAGTTCGCGGGTGTCGTTATCCTGCAACTTGAGCATTTCCAAGGGCGTGTACTTCATGCCCATGTCCAACAGCATAGACTGACCCGGCTTGCTGGGATCGGACTGGCGCGAGCCAACCATATTGCTCCAAGCCTCTTTCAGCCGGCCAGCAATCTCTTTGAATTTGCCATCAGGAATGACTTGCTCAGTCATAAACATGCCAGAGGGCTTGGCTCCGTTCTGCATGACGTAGTTAGCGTACAAATCAATGTCCTGATCCAGACCAACCAGTTCAGATGCAAGGATGGCCTTGTTGAAACCAGCAGAACCTTGCCATGCCATTTCCTTAACGTGCATCACTTGGTGCGCGGCCAAAGGCTCGTCACGGTTAAAGCCATAGGACGGAGTAGACAGGCGGTAAGACGGATAACGGGTCGGAGTAATCGTCACCGCAATCAGCGTTGAGTCCAGCACATACATTTCCAAAGGCGTTTCTGTGTTGGACTTCTGGTCTTTGCGCCACCACAAGGTAAACGCCTCACCAGACAGTTCGTACCACATGAGCCACTGATACCAGAACTCGTATTTGCTTTGGAAATTATTTGGGTTGTTCAGCAGCTTGGCAACCTGTTTGGCCTTTTCCTTTTCCCGACGACCAACAGCATCATCCTTAAGAGCGTCAACACACTCACCGTCTTTTTCGGCAACGATGCGAATTGGCAATTGAGCCAGCGCACGAGCTTTAAGAGCCACACAAGACATGACCGTACTGTTCCGAGACAGCATAGACATATCCACAGGACGACCAGCATTTGTCGCGCTAGAAGTCGTGACATAGAGAATCTGGGTATTTACAGTCGGGTTTTGACCATTGCCTTGATAAACAATGTTGTTACCCAAAGCAGTTTGACCGAACAATGTGTTCGCTTCATTGGCCTGCTTTTTACCCTTAAAAACGTCCAAAATTCCCATGATTGGCTCCTATCTAGTCACATATTACCACTCGATTGACCTAAAGCCAAATGAATCTGACACAAAAACATTGTCCAAATGGCCGTGAATTGCCATAATCAGCGCAATGATTCCGTCTACTTTTGCGGAAGGGTCAGCTTCATTCTTGCGAACCTTGACGTTGCCGTTTACATCCGTGTAAACCTCGCAGTTACCAAGCTGCCAACCAACAAACGGATTGCCATCGTGGTGAATGGCTTTCTTCATAATCAGTTGCTCAGTTGACTTGGACGGATTCGACAAGACAGCCATGCCCTGTCCCACCTTAACTACGGGTAAACCCTCGGCATACAGGTTTGCCACCAAAGCAGCAGCGTTATACGGGTCGTAGTTCACCGCCTTGACCGTATGCTTCTCGCACTCCTGCTTGATGTAGGACTCAATCTCGTTCAGATCGGTCACATTGCCCGGCGTCAACCGCAAAATGCCCGACATCACGGCTTGACTGTAAATGCTTTTGTAGTGATTGGGAATCAACTCAATCGACTGCTCAGGCAGGAAGAATTGGAACTTCGCATAGAAGTTTTCTTCGGCATACCGATGCAAAGTACAGACGGCATTCAAGTCTCGCGTATGCGCCAAGTCAAACGCCACAAAAGTAGCCTCTGGCTTGTCCTCGGGCATCTTGCTGACAGACTCATCCCAATACCTGCGGTCAACCCAAGCAGCATTGGCACTGACGTAAATGTTTAGCTGTTTGCAGAGGAATTCGTTGAGGCTGGCAGGCTTTGCTGACGCTTCTTCAGCCATGTGACGAATGTGGTCAACAGTGACTGAAATTCCGAGCATGGGATTCGCTTTGCCCCAGACAGACTCATCGCCCCAAGCGTCACCGGGATCAACGCTATACAAAAGGCCAAACCACCGATAATTGTCAGCAGCAGCCCCACGAAGTACAGCACGAAAGTGCGTAAGGTCTTCATAGAATTTGGTTTCCTTTGTGAAGCTGGCCGTGGTCAGGTACATACGCAACGGATTCTTCCGAGCGCCCATACCCGAGTGCAGCACCTCGATAGAGCCGCGCTCAACAACCTGCGCGGCCTCATCAATCATTGCACAGGACGGGTTCTTGCCATCGCCGGTTTTGCGGTTCTCACGCGAAAGCGAACGATATGTAGAAGTCGAATCTCCCGCTTTTTTGAGTTCACTGCGGTAGACGGTGAACTTTGCGGCGAGTTCCGGAACCATGCCTTCAACAATCGCCTTTGACGAGTCAAAGCAAATGGATGCCTGTTCACGGTTTGTTGCAAGAGTGAAAACTTCCGCGCCCGCGTCACCGAACTGGAGTTCGTAAAGGGAGATGATGGACGCAACGGTTGTTTTGCCCGACTTGCGGGGAACGAAAAGAATGACATCCGTAGTCCACCGGATGCTGTGATCCCGTTTTTCTCGGAAACCATAGATACCAGCCAAGAATAAAACCTGGAACGGCTGGAGTTCAATAGGCTTGCCGGCTTCTGGGCCTTTGACATGCTTACAAAACTTGACGAACTTAAGAACATGCTCGACCTTTGATGCGACAAATTCGTAGGGCGCGTCCTTGCGCTCTACCATGTCCAAGAATCGTTGACAGGCTAGTCGAATATCCTCGCAAGCCTGAGTGTCCCCACGAACTACGCTAGTAGCGTACTGGAAGGCGCTCTCAAGCGTTGGCGAATAACTCATCGACTTCAGACACCTTGTTCTTCAGCTTCGGACGGCCACGAGCAACCAGGCCCAATTCGGCAAGAATCTTGATGGCCTTGTCAGCCATTTCGGTGCGGACTTTGTACCAAGGCGACACACCTTCACCAGCGTTGTACTGGTAGGTATGCCCCATAGCTCGAATGTTGATTTCAGCGGTCAACATGCTATCAACGGTCAAAGTTAAAGCGCCAACCAGAAGCTCATCGCTTGCCGTAAGCGTACCTGTGCTTGCCTCGACTTCTGCGCGAATCGCAGTCTCAAAAGCAGCTTTGTCCCAAGTATTCGGGTCTTCAAGGTAACGAAGGATGTGACGAGGTTTCTTTGACATAAGTTTTTCCTGTTTTATGGCTGTTGGTGGCGACCGGGAATCCCCAATCCTGCACGACTCTGATAGCTATCACCATTTGTCTTTGCTTAACCACCAACACGGCTGGAGATTGCCTGCGATACAGTTTTGGCGTCCCAAAAAGGTAGCGTTATTCAGCGCCCAATCCCCATGCGTGTTGCCCTCGGTCTTTCCCGGGCGTCATCTGCACAGCACATTAACAACGCAGAAATTGTTTTGGAGTTCCAAGTTACCTTGGAGCCATGTGCCAGAGCCTTTGGCAAAAGCCAAGGTTAGATTAACACAAAAAGGGAATTCTTACCATCCTTGAGTCCCCCCCCGACTTTGTACCCCTCCGTAATTGAC